CGGCTCTTGCCCTCCAGCGCGGACTGCCACATCTGCTCGTGATGAGACCCGGCGCGTCCTGGCGTCGACTCCAGAATGACCCGGGCATTGGGTCGCTTATTGACCGTCGGGAAAATGTTGATTGCTGCTTTGCGCTGCCACTGTGCTTCACCAAACTCGGTGATAACCAGTCGGTCGATTGAACGACCGATGGCGGGAGAGCGACCGCCTGCGGTCAGGACCTTGATACCGCCGCCATGGCAGAAGTGCATCTGCGTTGTTCCTGCCTTTCTGCCCTTGGCCATGGGTGTTTTTACGGAGTCGGGCAGTCGGTTGTAAGCAAAGAGAATTCGTTCGAAGATGTCTTCGGCAGTGTCCTGGCGCTCTGCGATTAGGAGACCCTTTACTCCTTCTAAATACATGCAATCGCGCAACAGAAGCATAACGGAGATCGTGGTAATCTTTGCCTGGCGAAACTTATTTACGAGTACCCATCGATTCTCGTGATACGCCTTGAGCAGCTTTCTTTGCGTCTTGGTCGGAGTCATGTAGCCGATAGACTCGTCTTCTCGCACGATCTGGCACATGGATACAAAAGCGTCGGGCGTGGCAAACATGGCCTGGACCTTACGCATGTCCAGTTCGGGCATTTCTGCAATAGTAGAGCCCTTTGGTAGCGCGCTTAGCCGATTAGTCACAGTCTTCCTCCTGCGTTATGGTATCATGCCGTTGTTTATTAAGCGAGGCAAGGGTCTATGATCGGCACGGATGTACAAAACACCACTTTGCCCTCCGCAAACAAGCAGAAGAGCCAATTAAAGCAGGCTCTCGGTAAGAAGAACAAGAAGATTAGAGCCGTGTCCAACGACCCTGCTAACATTATGGCTGGTAAAAAAATAACGGTATAGTGTTGCATCGTTTATTTAAACGGTGTAGTTTTTACGCAGCACCTACTATTGCTGTCGGGTAGCTCTTCGGAGTCCGATATACAGCAAAAAGAGGCAGGCTAAAACAAGTGGAATCTTTTCCCGACCCCCTTTCTACGGGGCGTGGCCACTCGTGTGAGCTTGCTACCGTCCCTTAATAACAACAAGGTGCATTTAAATGTCCATTTCTACCGAAGTATTGAATACTACGTTTGCGGACCTTCGCGGCCCTCTCGTAAATTCTTTCGTTCGGAGCAATGAGCTGTACGAAGCACTCAACTCCAAGGCTCGGATGCCCATGGAAGGCGGCTCTTATATTGAGCGTACTTTCACTGGTGGCGCCCCTGCTCGCGGTGTGGGTGTCTACGTCGGTGACGAGCTCCTGAACATGACTCGCCGTCAGAACATCAAGAAGTTCCAAGTTGAGCCCCACCGCCTGGTGGTCGCCATCAACATTCCTAAGAAGGAACTTCAGATGAACAGCGGCAAGCTGGCCATCATCCGTCTCATCGAGGAGTATCCTCAGTCCGTGATGGAAGGTGTTAAGGCTGACCTGAACGCCTACCTTCTTACGGGTGTGAGTCGAGGCATCGTCTTCCAGACTGCTGAGATGAAGGGTCTTCTTTCCCTTAGTGGTGATGTGAGCGACGGTATTGGAACCGGTGTGACCAACGGTCTTATCGATTTTGCTACCCCCGCTGCTCAGGCAACTGCTGGTCAGTCTGTTCAGGGCGTAGCTAAGGCTACTAGCTATTTCCACTACAACCAATACTCTACTATTGGAACCTTTAGTTCCGAGGGTATTACCAAGCTACGTAAGATGTATCGTACTTGTGCTCACTATGCTGGTTCTGGAAAGGGACCTGACCTGGTGATCATGGACGATGACACTTACACCAACTTTGAAAAGGATCGTCGAGATCTGGTCCGCATCAAGGTTGTTGAGGACAAGACTGAGAAGAGCAACACGCTTGAGCTCGGTATCGGTGTCGCGAAGGTTTACTCTTCGATCGACCTCGATGTTAATAACTTCAGCACGGCTGCAGCGCAGGCGGGTTGTGCTTACTACCTCAACACCGATTACCTTGAAATGCCGATGTCGGAAGCTCCGAACATCAGCGAGTTCAAGGAGCGTGTTGGTGACCAGGACGTCGTGACGGCACTTTTCTCTATGCAAGCAAACTTGATCTGCACCAAGCTCGTTGCTCAAGGTGTGGTGACAGGAGGAGTAGCATAATGGGAACTGTAAAGACTGACGCTATTGACGCGACCTATACCTACGAAGCCTACCCTTTAGGTACTCGGTATGTTCAACCTGCTGACGAGGTAAACGCAGCCAACTCGACTCACTATGGCGATAGGACCTGGGTTTTCATCTACAATGATGACTCAAGTGCTTTCGCTGCAGGCGATGTGCTGTTTCTTGCCGCCGACTACGAGCCCTACAAGGCAATCCCCTCCACCACGACACTTCATGTGCATCGTGTTCTTGGAGTGGCTGCCCATGCGATTGCCGCAGGCTCTTATGGTTGGATCGTTGTCAAGGGTGTATGTGAAGTGAACGCTGTCTCTTCCGTGGCTCAAGGCGACCGTTTGGTGTCTGCTGCCGCCGCGAACGCGACGACGCTTACGCTCAATGCCGACGCAACTACGGATAACCTTGAGTGTGTCTTTGGTATGGCTCTTGAAGCCAACGGCGGCTCTACGGGTGACCCCATCACTGCCATCATCTCGATGCCTGTGTGGTAGTTAGCTGATTCGTGATACATTAGGGTCGGGGCTCAAAAGGCCCCGGCCCTTTTCTTTGGAGGGAAAATGGACGTGTCTCTTGGGGCTCTTCGCGAGCGTCTTTTGGAAATGCGAGCGTGGGATAGCTCTGGGTCTACGTTCGACAAGCGGGTGCGTTCTGCTCTAAACTCTGCGTTAGAGCGGTTAGCTGGCGACGTCCCGGAAGCTCTTGTTCCTGACGAGGAGCACGTTGTCCTCAGAGCAGAGACTTCGAGCGCAGATCACAACTTAGCCATCAATGCTTCTGGAACTGGGGACAGCAGGGTTCTTAGAATCACGGATACCGCAGGTCAAGACTTAGGAGTAAGCGCCGCTGACGACACCGCAGAGGCGTGGCTTGCTAATACTCTTAAAACAGACGGTACTTGGGACGGTATCATGCACCTGGAGGTTAAAGATCCCTCTGGTAGTTGGCACCGACGACAATCAAGAGAGTGGTGGGTAGATGGGAACATTGTTTATGTATCTCTCGACCGGCCTTGGCGGAATACTACAGATCAATTGATGACTTTTAGGGTCTATCAACCCGAGTTCTTTGTTCGGGACGATGTAATGCAGGTTTTAGAACCTGCTCGTATCTGGGACTCTACACGCCAACAGGTTTGGGCAATCGATACAGCAGGTGCCTATCGGCAGGACATGGTGGACTTTCAAGGAGAGACGAAGGGGCGGCCTTTTCGTTTCTATAGAAGCAGGCACTTTCAACTACAAGCGCCTAGAAGAGCCGCCTTTGCTCGCTTTACGAACAAGTGGAACGGCCCGTGGCAGGAGGGCAAGTTCTCTTTTGTCTACACGTATGTCTGGGGAAAGCGAGACGATGAGTGGCAACAATCTCCCATGGGCGTCAACGATCCTGTCTGGGAAAGCGCGCCATCCCCAATAAGCAACGAAGTAGATCACGACACGACAAGCACTACTGGCAAAGCCATCAATATCCAGATGACTAACATCGATCAGATGACTAACTTCGGGGTTACAGGAACCACCAGGAAGTCAAAGTCTGGTTTTAGGCTGAGAATATACGTCGCACGCACTGACATTAAGGAGTTTGGGGGTAGCCCTTCGGCATACAACAACGTGGAGAAAGCGGGGGTCTACTACCTATTAACGGAGATAGATCCCGAGGACGTCAGCCCAGACGCTAGCTACACCTGGGACGGCAGCGTAATACCCGACTACTACAGACCTTTAAAGCACTCTACGGGCTACTTTGCTTATCGACCTTACCCCCAACAAGACGCTCGCTACGAGTTAGATTTTCGAGTCTTGCGCCTTCCAAAGAAGTTTGTAGATGACCAGGACACAGCACCTATCCAAAGAGACGCAGTATCTACTCTTTTAGAAATAGGTCTATACTACCTTTGTTTATTAGATGGCGTAGACCAAGCAGGAGCCACGATTCATTTGAATAGGTACAACGAGTTAGCTCAGAGATATCGTTTGAGATACGCTAATCCTGGAAAAGCGGTTGAGCCGGTTCCTTTTGACGGGGTTACCTTTCGACACCGCTACGGGTCTTTTAGCTCCACGACGGATTGATCTGTTATGCTTAGACGGCGCAAAACCGCGCAGCTAACGAGGAAGACATGTTAACTAAGATTCCACGCCCCCAGTTGGGCGACAAGATGTTTCGAAACACCTTGATTGGGCTACGGGAAGAAGCCCTTGTTGTAAGCATTACCGGCTCTAAGAACAGTGAGAGTTGGACTGCTGTGATGATGACCAAGAACGGTGTTGAGTTTATCGGCTCCGACAGGGAGCATCGAGGACAGTTCGATTGGGCTCCTATCGCCTGGGAGTACGACGAAGGCAGGCATTCTTGGGTTGTTCCAGACGGAGAGCAATCTCTTTCTGACGCAAAAGCTGTCGGCGAAAAGACCTGGGACATTCCAGAGCCGTTGCCTGGTGAGAAGTACATGAGCTGGAGATCTCGTGTGTATCGAGAGATCCCAGACTTAAAGAAAGAAGACTCTGCTACTGAAATCTTATCCGTTGCTTGGAAGGGTGAAGTAGAGAACGCCCTTTCGGCAAAGTAGTCCTTTATGGCAGGACCCGCCCAGAGTAGACCGCTTGAGTTCGTAGTGCCTCCCGGCGAGGCACAAGTTCTCTATAGCCCTTCGGCACTTGCTCAAAAGATTCAAAACTTTGAGATCGGTCAAGACGGGACGTTGCGGTCTGTAGTGGGTCCTGCTGTGTATGAGCCGCTTAGAGGTCAAGGGGCTACGAACCCCTTCTCCTCTATGCACGGTATTTTTCACGCAGGTCTCTTGGGAGGAATTGCGGACACGTTGCTTGTTCGTTCTGGAACCACTCTCTACCGACACGCGGGCTGGGAACGCGGTTGGGAGAGCTTGTATACGGGCTTGTCGGACGAGCACCGACCTCTTTACCCAGATCAATTTGTAGTTATGGGCAACACAGTTGTTTACACCAACGGAATTGACAGGGCTCTTGTAATCAATCACGACGGAATGGTGACCCCCTTAGGCTTTGATAGCATTCCCCCTACTCCTCAGAGCGAGGGTCCTCAACCTCCCTTAAAGGGCAGTGGCAAGTCAACTTCCTCAACAGGCAACTACTTCGCTGGGTATCCCAACGATTTCGGGTACAGTTGGCCAGGAAAGATAGGATCTGTTGGGGACATGTTAGATGGCCAGACAGGGGCTTTGTTATCGGGCGGTTGGTATTACGCATGCCAGTGGGAAGACGTTTTTGGCAACGTGTCTCAGCCTTCTGCGCCAAGCAACTTAGTTTCTGTCGAGACGATTCAGTCTAACCCTTACGATCCTTCTGCGGAGGATAGCGACACGAGTATTCTCACTGAGCTGTCTGATCTAACCAGACAATTCTTAGTAAGGATAGAGGGCGATGCTCCTTCTCATTGCGTTGCTGTATGGCTGCATAGAACCTCTGACATGAAACAAGGGGGAGACACTTTTAGGGAGCTCACTAGAGTTCCAGGCAACAGGCAGTTTTTTTATCCCGATAACGTGCCCGACAGCGCGTTGGGCCTTCCCATGCTGGATACAACTGCAGTTCCTGTCTTTCGAGTAATGTGTACGCATCAGGGCTGTTTAGTCATCGGAAATACGGTTGCAGATCCCGGCATCGTTAGACGTTCTCAGACCGGGTTGCCGGGGACCTTTTTAAAGTCGGACTTTATATATCCAGACTCAGGCGGATCTGAGGTAACAGGACTGGCATCCCACGCTGGGAAGCTCTTGGCTTTTACTGAGAACAGCGTGTACGAGCTTCGCGACTTTCAAGTACCTATTCCCCTTGCTCAGGGAATCGGGTGCGTTGCTCAACGATCGATTAAGGCCATGTCGGACGGCACCTTAGTGTGGTTAGCCCGAGACGGGTTTTACGGAATGACGCCCGATGGTGTAGTCAGGCACTTGAGCAAGGGCATTGATAGAACGGTTAGGAACTATGTTAACAGGGCAAGAGCACGAGCAGCAGTTGCTGTTGTAGACCCAAACACTTCCGAGTATCGTTGCGCTGTTTGTCCTGCTGGGGAAAGTAGACAGACTTTGATCCTTACCTATGACGGCAAGGCTTGGAAGAGGCAGCAGCTGGGGCTACACATCTCAGACTGGTGCCAGACCGACGACTATCGACAGTATGTTTTAGCTTCTGTTGAAGACCACTCCCCCTCGGGGTCCTCTGACTTTGGTAGGGGGTCCCTTTCCTACACCCCGAACGTGTTCGTTATGGACCGGGAGACGCCTTATTACGAGCTGCCTACCAGGGAGCTCATATATCGATCTGGTTGGATCCGAGGAGACAGCGTAGGGCTTAGTCCTATTCACGTTAGGACTATGTACATCGGATTAAAAGACTCCTGGGACGGGAACTTCACTGTTCGTTTTTACCGAAACGGCTCTTGGTCTGAAGTAGTCAGCATGGCAGACGTGCGTGCGGTAGGTCCAGACGACGGAAGCGGTTTGGTATCCGACATAGCAGGGTCCGCAGTCATTGGAAAAGCAAAGACACACGACCCGCGACTTTTCTTTAGACAAATCCCTGTGGGTTTAGAGAACGCTTCTACATGGGCTTTTGAGATTCACGCCTTTAGCCCTACTCGCCTCAACATCGCGTCTTTTGTGTTTGACGTTACTGTTGCAAGTCAAGGGAATGCTAGAAGCAGGACCCCTTTCAAATCAGATGTTTGAGGAACTACGATGCCTTATGTTTTTCCTAAGCGAGCTCTTAAACCCCAAGACGTTCTTGATCCCGTTGAGTTGAATGAGGATTTTGTACCGGCGGCAGAGGTAGCTTCTGGAAAACTAAACGCTCACAACATTGACGCGACTGTAAAGCAAGAGATCTACACTGACGGGAGTACTAAAACCGCGTACTACAACGCTTACAGTGCTCGTATCTCTTCGGATCCGCAGTTCGGAAGCCCGGGGAGCTACTCGGCGCCTTCCAGAACAGGAAGCGACGTCCATGTGCTGTCCAACGATACTTCTTGGGACAAGATTACGGACATGGAGCTGTCTATCCCTACCGGGGTGTCTAACCTTTGGCTCATCGGTCACGTTCAATACATTTGGATTGGGTTTCAGAGCATAATAGGCAGTCATTTCTGGAGCGAAGCGGGAGTATCTGGCAGCTCGACGGACGGCAGCGTTAGTAGAAACTCAGTAGCAGACGTTGCGCTTCCCTGTCGCGTTCAGTTTGCTTTTAGGGTAGACGGAAATGTTCTCTCCGACACAATAACCGGAGAGTTTGACCCTTACCTTAGAACGGTGTTTGCGGTTCGTCCTGTGCGTAGTAGGGACATATCCAGCAGATTACCTGGCTCAAGCAGCTTAGCTACCGAACAGCCTACAGGTCTTGGCCCAGAGGTCTTCCCTGTTCGGTTAGGGACGACGATTAGCGTCTCACCAGGCACTCATACGGTTGAGATTGTTGCGCGTAGGTTGCCTTCTCTTAAACAAGCTAGTTACGACGGGGTCTATGGAGCTGGCACTATAGAACCCAACGTCATCGCGGTCTTTAATAGAAAAATCTTGGCTTTAGACTTGCCCGTCTACCCAGGCACGCTCACTTCCGGCTCTGCTGTAGATACGACCGCTTTTGATGCCGAGGATTTGGCTTCTCCTCAAGACAGTGTTGATTCGGTAAGAGATCGCCTCAACAGCGTTGCTACGGGATCTCTATCGCGCGGAGCACTTGCCCACTACCATCTACCTTCCGCCGTTATACAAAAGAGTCAATTTACTATTACGGGAGGTTCCGCCTCCCTGAGCGCCAAGTACCCTGGGTGGGGGGCTACAACCACCCTTGCTTCCTCCAAAAACGGAACAGGGTGGTGGGGCATCAGAGACGCTTCTGGAAACCAGTTAAAAACGGACAATGCCTCCGCTTTTAGCATTTCTGAACCGTGCCTTTTTCTTATAATGGCTAATATCCAAGTAAGTACAGTCCGTGACGAGCCAGGCTCTCGGGCTCCCGGCGAGTTCGCGTCTCTTGCTTTAGGCTACAAGACAGCAAGTACTGAGGCTATTCTGACAAGTTCTGAAAGCTATCTAAACCACTACGCGCTACTTCACAAATACACAGGGTTTGACAGCAGCGGTGCCGCTGAGATGAAAGCTTTCGCAGAGAACGCAGACGTGGCTTTGTTCACTTATGTTTTTTCGAGCGAGCTTCCTGCAGACGTTAATTACTTTGCTGTTTATGGATCTACCATGGAGGCGTTGGGCGGGGGTTCTCAGGTAAATTTAACAACGGGATATGGTAATATCGTCGTTATTCAACTGAAGGTGTGAGATGGCTGTTTCTACCCCCTATGTTTATGTCGATGGACAAGTGTTAGATGTAGACGGGCACAATGGCAACATCTATTCCGACATTCCCGGTCAGGGTATTATTTCGGAGATAAACGGGGGGTTAGACAACTACGCTACGGGCTATAAAATCCAGAAGGAACATGTCTGGCCCGAGGAAGCTAGCAGGGTTCGAAAAGAGTCAGCCATAGAGCCTTTGGACGTGTTTAGTGACGCTTTCTGCGACAACGACTCTAACTATTATCGAAATGTGGCTGGTTGCTCTGCCCGGGTTTACCTGCCTTACTCAGCCACTCTGTGTTTATGGCAATGGTCGATTTTTATTCACAGCTTTCGCCCTCTCCATAGCCATGTTGTAAACGACGGGCAGACAAAGAGCGTTACTAATGTAGATAGCGAGATGTACATTCGGGCGTCTCTTAACGGCAGCCGCTTAACGCACACTCGTCGTCGAATACCGTTTACCGCCGTTGTAGAGCGGTTCAATGACGGGACTACTACGTATGACCTTAGTTGCACAGAAGCACGTTGCGCCTTGCAGTTCGATATGAGCCATCTACAAGAGAACCCATCGGCAGGTTGGCACGATATTTCTTTGCAAATGTACATGGAGCCCCTTCTTGAGACAGATGGCTCGGGACTGCTTACAGAGAGAGTTCATCGCGCAATAGCAGGCGAGACTGTGCATAACATCTATTCTCGATTGTCTTTTGGAATAAGAAGCGCTCGCGTGCTAACTCTTATTTGAGATAAAGAGGTATACTCTTTTTGGAGGGAACATGGCTGTACCTAAAGAGGTTCTTGAAGTAGGACTTAAGGGAGTAGGAACGCTTGTTTCTGCCGGAAGAGAAGCCTTCGGTAAGGTTCCACAAGCCCTTAGGCAAAACGCTGCTAAGGCTGCTGCTCGAATAGAAGGCGACAACTATCAAGATCTCACTGACCAAGAGCGTAGAACTGCTCTTTCTTTAGCTCGCGAGGGGCAACACCTTGCTGGGGCAAGGCGCGTAGGCGGCGCTCTTCGCAGCGGTACGGATGCGTTTGCAGATATGTTGCAACGAAGACAGCAGCGCTCGGAGGAGGCCGGAGAACGTAGAGCTCTTCGACAAGAAGCTGCGGGCAAAGCGCTTCTTAAGAAGCAGCAGGACATTCAAACACTCCAGGCAGAAGAGGCTCGCAGGAAAGAAGTGTTTGGAGACATTGTTGGAAAAGGCTTGGATACTGCCATGTCTGTTGTTGAATTAGCAGAGGCCAAGAAAAACGAGCGGGAACAAAGAGCCATCAAAGAAGAAACCGCTGCTAAAAAGGCAGCTAAAGAGATGGGCATTCCCTGGGAAGAGTACAAAAGCCTTAGTGAAGAGGAAATTAAAGCTCGGATGAATGAAGGGGAAAGTCCATGAGTTTTGACCCTGGTATTTTTACTGGCCGCAGCGGGTGGACGACACAGCGTCTTGCAGAGTCTAGCGGCACTACTGGTGCGATCGAGGGCGATGAGGAAAATCTTGTTGAGCTTCGTCGCTTGTACGATACCCTCCGTCCTGAGCTTAGAAAGTGGCGAGAAGGAAGAGAGCGAGAGCTTGTACGCTATCGCTTGGAGGTTTTAAAAAACCAGACTCGGGCTGCGAAAATCCTTATGGATTGGGAAAAGGCCAAAGCAGAGATTTATCAAGACGATGTACAAAGCCAAAGACAAGCGATCGCAAAGCTTCAGTCTGACATTTTAGATTCCCAAACCGCTTTAGAAAAGAGCATAGCGACGTATGATGAAAGGGCGCTTGCTAGGGCAAGAACCGCTTGGTCAATGAACCAAAGAGATAACAAGGAAGCTTGGAAATCTATCTCTGATACGCTGTTTGAAAGAGGAACAGAAGACGTCCTGTCTGCACAGCTCCCTAAAACAGTAGAGAAAATGCTGGCCGAGTACGCGAGAGGGGTTGTTAACTACACAGTTAACGACGATGGGACCATTCGGCTAGGAAACTTCGTAACGGTTGATCCTACATTCAACGATTCCATAAGAGAGTTAGTAAACAACGCTAATGTAGTAACCTCACAGAGAAACTCTCAGCAGCAAAACATAAATAGATCTAAACGGCGTTTAGACAGCATGCTGAACGGCTTTGAAAGCAAAAACGAAGACGAAAGGGCCGAGATTATAAACAACGCGCAAGAGTACGCGAAACAGGTCTTGGATAACAGCAAGGTAGACTATCAAGGTGCAGAAGAGGATTTAAAGGCTGCTTTAGAAAGAGACAAAGATTATCAACTCTTGCGAACCGAGTCTGAGATTCTTCACGAGCGCATATTTGGCACTGACAAGAAATCTAGCATTCTGGATGAGCGCGGTCAGATGATTAAAGACCTAATCGATAGCGGTTGGGCTACAGACCACAACTTTGACATAAGCACCCTAGGTCAGACGTTTGATACAGACGGTGACGGTTATGTCGATATGTACGTGCCTGGTGCGAAGGACAGGGACATCATCCTGGCTTGGGACAGAGAGCGGAGCAAAGGCGCTGGCCGCTATGGTCCTCTTCGAACAGGACGTACCCGAGAGATTGTAGAGTTTAAGATTCGTCCTTCTGAAGAGGAACTGGCAAAGCTCGCTCACGATGACGGTAGCTTTTACTACACAGAGGGCGAGGACGGGAAGAGAAAGTACGTTTCTCGGGAGGACCTTCAAAAACAAAGGAAGCAGGAGCAACAAGCCTCTAAGGCCGTGAACAATCTTTCTAAAGACCGTCTTACTTTTTTCAAAGACAGCGATGGCAAGGTTTACGCTGCTACTGTGGTTGATGTTGAAGGAAAGTCTGTAGTTAAAGTTTATGAAGCAGATAAAGACGAAAACTCGATCAGTCTTCTTAGTGGGGACGATTCTACAAAAGCTGTAGAAGCATCCAAACAGGCCGACGTTTTGCTTTTTGCAGACGCTCCTGAGGCCGATGAGGCAAAGGGCTTAAAATCGCTTATTGAGGGGTCAACTAAGTTTAAAAAGGTTGACCCGGTTGAGTACAAGCCTGATAGCAAAGTTCCCGAAGATTACCTTATTACGGTAACTGGAGAGCGCTTTAAGACCAATGCAACCGACATGATTACCCACAAGGAAGGGGGTATTCGTGTCGAAGGTCAGGGGTTTTTCTCTAGCAAAGACATTGTCGGAGAAGTAACTGTTGTAGAAAAGTACCCTACTGCTGATTTATTTGGTTCTGACGGGAAGATTCGTAAGAAGATTGCTGATTTGCGATTGCCCAAGCAGAGAGAGCTTTTAGCTAAACGAGGGGAAGACTATTCTGAGGTTACAACCAACGGAGTAACGTATCGTCAGTACGGACCTGTTAAGGAAGGACCTATAAGAAGTCTCTTCAACATTGAGAAAGACAAGGACAGGAAAAAGAAAGAGCGTGGCCCTCGCGACAAGAAGAGTCTTCTTGATTTTCTTAAAAAAGAAAGCGAGGACAACCAAGCAGAGGGGACCCGTGACCCTAAATTAGAAGAACAGATAGCGGAGCTTGAAGACGATAAGAAGAAAGATTTATCACGGCGTCGAAGGAGACAGCTGGAGAAGGCGAGAGAAGAAGCAAGAGGCGCTGGTATTACTGAGGACAGACAGGCGCTTGCTGAAGATTTGGTAGGGTTGCCCGAAGCAGAGTATTTAGAAAATAAAGAAGCTATTGCTGCTGAACAAGAGGGCAAGAACAAACTTCAAAAGCAATTGGACGCTATAGACAAGCTTTTAAAAGAAAAAAACATTGACGCGAAGACTCACTCAGACGCTTACGACAACATCGTCGACGCGGCTGCGGTAAGGGGCATCGGCAAAGCCCCTAGTAGGGACGAGAGCTTGTTCGATCTGGCAGGCCCCTATGACAAAGAGCCAACAGAGATTACTTTCGAAGAAGAAGAGGTCGATCCCTCTCTTCTGTCTGTCGATCCCGAACGGGTTCCTTCTCCTAGTCGCCAAGCAGATCTTCCAGTTACCGCAGAAACCCCTACCCCTCGACCCCGCACCCACGTCGGCGCACTTTCGGAGGATAAGCGCAAAAAAGAGATGTACGACATCCTTCCTAAGGAAGATTTAAGGCGCAGAGAGAAGGATTTAGCCACTCTTAGAAAAATAACCCTGAACTTCGGTACTAAGCGTACTTTTACACCCTCTATGAGCGGAGAAGGAGATGCTGAAAAGATTAAAGCGCTTAAAGAACAGGGGGCTTTGTTTACCGGGATGGTTTTGGCGTCATACCCGCCGAAGTTGGCCTATATGTTGCCTCGTGACGAGGACTACAAAGAGGCTGTTAGGATCGACACACTCTGGGGTCTTAATCGCTCTGAAGTGCCTTCTTGGAGAGAAAAGCCTGAGCAGCACC